TGGAATAGATTTTTCCACATAAGATTTAAATCCAGTTGTATTACTTAAATTATTAATATACTCTTTTAATAATGATTTTTGGTCATCATTTAAATTAGAATACTTTTTATTAAATGTTTCTACTAATATCTTATAAGTAAGTAATCTTAAATCTTTATCTTGCTTTTTATAATTTTCAACTAATTTATCTTTTTTGTTTATAGATTTAGTAGCTGGTTTAGATGTAATACTTTCAATAAGGGTAATTTTTGAATTGAATACATCCTTAATATCGTAGTTATCCATCTTTTTAGATTCAAATACCTTATAGATAGATGCTAATAAACGATAATTAGAAATAGGAGAAGATAAAAATTCATCCATATTAAATGATTCGTTAATCTTTTTAATTAGATTATACTTTTCTTTATGTAATTGCTTTTGGTCAATACGATTATGTGCTTCGTTAACAGTATCTATGAACTTTTCAGCTCTTGATTCAGAATTATACTTTTCTTTCATAAGAAGTTCGTACAATCTTAACTCTTTGTTTAACTCGGTTTTTGGACTAAAAAATTCACTTACGATTTTTTTAGCTTTTTCACTTGTATCACCATTAAGAACTTCTAAAGTGATTTGTCTCACTAAAAGTTCAAATAGAATACCAGTATTCTTAAATTTTGAATGTTTTACCCTCTTCATTGTGTTTTTATCCTATAATAATATATCAATATACGACACGTTACATCGTATATAAATATAACTTAATTTTGATTTCCTAAAATTTTATTCATCAATCAAATTTATATCATCTAAAAAGTCTCCGTTTTCACCGATTAACTTTCGTTTTGCAGAAACTCCGTTCACATATTCCTTAGCTACTTTTTTGGTAGTTTTATTAATAGATGACTCATTTTTTTTCAATGCTTTTTGATTTTCTTTTTTACCAAGTGGGTCTCTCCCAAGTGGATGCTTATCCTTTCCATAGGTGTTTCCCTCTCTTGGTCTACCACCTTTGTTCTTTAACTCAGTTTTTAATTCTTCTAATTCATCTTCAACATCAGTTGGGTCTTGTTCCATTGCTGGGTCACTTCCCTCATCTTCGATTGAACGATATCTGAATCTATCTTTAAGGTCATTAATAAGTTGAATCTTTTGGAAATCAACTTCATCATCACTAAAGTTAAATATATTTTTATATGCCCAATCTTTAGATACCATATTTAGTGAAGCAATATCACCAACTAATCTAACTTTTTCACTCCAAAGATTTACTTTTTCTTGCTCATAAATAGTAGATGGATTAACTAAGTTTAATTCAAAATCTACCATTTCCTTACCCTCAACACCCTGAGATGCTAAGTGAGTTACTGCTAATTTAGTTAATTCTGAAATTAAAGTTCTTTGTATTCTTTCGATTGTTCTTGCAAATCTTACATCTTCTGCAGCTAGAGTTGCTTTACCATTTACATTCTCATCATATCCTAAATATGCTTTTGGAATCTTTAGAGCTGCAAACATTTTATTCTTTAAGTAATCGATATCATCAATTGATGTGTATTCTAACCCACCTAATGAATCTATTTGAGTACCACTATCACCACCCCTAACAGGCAAAAAGAAATCTTCAGTTAGGTTTTGGATGTTATACTTTAAGTTATAATCACCAGTCTTTTTATCCACAAATGGAGTTTTCTTCATTTTGTTGATAATCTTTTGCATATAGTTATCAACTTCTTGTGGAGGAATGTTACCAATATCAATTTTGAAAACTCTCTTATCAGGTGCTCTCATAATCCTATGAATTAACATAGCATCTTCCATAAGAGAAACTTGTTTCCAAATTCTTCTACCATTTTCAATCATTGCCTTTCCATAAGGAAGGAAGTTTGTATCTGATAATAATCTAAAATGAACTATCTCATAGTTCTCATACTCACCTTTACCATTTGGGTCGTGATTTACTTTAAACTTAATATAATTTGGATTATTTGGGTCAGTATTCTCCAATCTTTCGGTTTCATAAACTGGAAGTGGTCTTACGTTAATAATACCAACACCGGGTTGTATTTCTTGTAGTAAAAAGAAATCTCCATATTTAACCATATTTCTTGTCCAAGACCATAGGTTAAACTCTATATTTAAAATATCATAGAATAAGTTTTCTAATATTTCTTTTACTTTCTCATTTTTGGATTTAATTTGTACAACTTCACCAAATTCATTTTTTAATGTGGATTCATCTGCGTATATATCCAATGCTGATGAGATAATCGGGTCATTATCCATTGCATCATAATCCCTGAATAGTTCTCTACGAACTTGATGGTAAGCCATTGATTGAGCTGCCATCTGGTCTCCGTGAAAAGACCTTTGTAATTTAGTATATCTATCTCTTAAATTAAAAAGATTAGTACCACCCTGCTGTCTATCATCAGTATCAACTACCTTTCTCTTCCCATCTTTATCAACCTTTACGATTGCTTGAGTAGAAAAAAGTTTAGTTAACCTTTCAAAAAATGAACTATTATTTTGTTCTGCCATTTTATTTACTTTATGTTATAATCTAACTAAGATACAAAAAAATTTTGATATATCCTAATTTTATTACCATGCTTTACAACTCCAATACCTAGCCTTATGTCTTGGTCCTGGTGTATCACAATTATGTCTAGCTCTAAAAGCTTTTCTTCTTGATGGAATATCTTTCTGAATCTGCATTGTCTTTTCACCTGCTTTTTTAGCCGATGTTCCTCCATGTCCGAAATTTACCTTTACAACATTTCCTTTTGGGTTTTTAACATATACTTTAAACTTCTTAACATCACCCCTCATAGGTTTGTTTAGTTTAACTTTTCTACCTTGATATTCAGCTTCGTTAATATCCTCTTTCATATCTCTTAGAAAGTGGATAAACTCTTTTAAATCATCATAGTTTTCAACATCGTATTCTTCAATGCTTCCATCTAATGATAATTTAAATTCATTATAAAGTTCTTTAGAATAATTTTCCATACTTAATCCCTATATTTAACCTATACTATATAAATATAAAATTTTTATTTTATAACCATTTAGTTAAATCCTCAATATCATCACCAACCTGCATTTGCCAAGGATTTTCATCAACATCATTTGTACCATAAACCCCACTATAAGTATAAGTTGATATACCATCAATCGCTCTTTTTGTTAAATCGATACCTTCTTGTCTTAATCTCAAAGCAGTATCTCTAACCCATAGAGAAATTGCTAAACTCATTGTTAAATCATCATTATATCCTCTCATAGCTTCAGCTCTACCATTCATCCATATAAATGTGAATAATTCATCAATAGTTCTAACTGAACGTATTATAATTGATTTCTCCCTAACATACTCTTCCAACTTTGAAATAATCAAAGGTCTTGTTCTTGAAGTAGTTGAAAACCCAGCTACCATACTCTTATCTTGAGAACGATACCTATTTGAATGTTGATGTTCAGTATCTACATACTTTAAATCCTTACTCATATAATAAAGGTTTCCATAATTTCTATCAATTACTTGTTGAATAGTTGCCCAACCAATGTTTGCATTTTCAATTACTAACAATGCATTGTTATATTCAGTTGCTAGAGATACTAAGAAATTACCAAAATCTTTGGTATCTAACTTACCTCTATATTCAGCTACTTGTTCAGATGCTTCAACATCAATAACATGAGCTGCTGAGTAATCCGATGAATCACCTCTCGCAACATCCGCTACAACTATATAAGTTTTTGTATAATCAGGAAATTGCCATTTCCATAAGTTTCCATCAAATCCACCTTTTTCAATTGGTTCTTGTACATAAGTTTCTTTATAAAACTGAAGTACTTGTGGTTCAATTACCGAATCACCAGAAGATACAAAATCACAATCACATTCTTGTGCTGCTCCTTTTGGTCCTAATAGAGTTTCTTGTTCATCTCTCCAACTTTGGTCTCTTTCTGGGTGTACACTCCAATGTAATCTAATGTTATTAAATCCATTAGTACCATCTTCAGAACCTACCCAAGTTTTGTGAAAGAAGTTACCTACACCATTTGGAGTAGATAAAATAATTGCGTTACCACCCGTTGATAATGTAGATTGAGCCGATACCCAAATTTCTTCAATCTTATCAATGAATGCCGCTTCATCAAACACCAATAAAGATAGTGCTTCAGAACGTCCTGCATCTCCAGCAGCTGAAGTTGCTTTGATTTGAGAACCATTTGAATATCTAAGGGATAGTTTATTATCTTCAACTGTTGTTAGTTTTAACCAAGATGGTAGATAATGATTCATTACTCTAACCTTAGTTACTAAGTTTTTTGCTACTTCTTGTTTTGTTGCAATTACCAAACAATTGAAATCATCATTAAATAACATTTTCCACAAAGAGAATCCTGCGGTTAATGTTGAGATACCAGTTTGTCTTGATTTAAGAATAATATTATATCTATGGTCTTTAAAATCAACCAATGTTTCTTCTTGGAAAGGATATAGATGAAACGGAATCTTACCCCTAACGGGATGCTGAATCATACAATACTTTCGCATGAAGTAAATAGGGTCAGATGCACACTTTTTGTACTCTACCGCTATGATTTCTTTTAATGATGCTTTTTTCTTAGCCAAACTAAATTTATTTTTTTCCTATTTTCCAATACATACCACCAGTAATAAATGGTGCTAATTGTGAGGTATTAGAATTATTCTGAATACCTATACCCAATTGATATAAATTATTCTTTTTATTTTTTAGGATTAACCCAGCTCCAACATTACTGATTATATCTTCTTTGTTGAAACCACCATTCAATCCCCAATAAAATTCATTCTTTGGTAATTCTTTTACAATTGTTGTGTTATACACAGTTGGGATTTGGAAGAACCAATCCACATCTCTTGATTGGATTTGGTTTTGTGAAATGATATCAGTTAGGATACCATATCCTAAAGTTGGATTTGGTTTCTTTCCTAATGAATCAGTAACACCCTTTGGAAAATCATATGTAAGATTAAGTGTATCCTTTACTTCGTACTTTGCGAAATAATCTTCTACAATTTTCAATGTATCAATATCGATAGGAACTTCAACTTCAACAGTTTCAGTTACTACTTTAGTAATGTACTTTGGTACATATGTTGGAACTTTAACTGTTTTCTCTACAACAATAGTATCAACTTTTTGTTCTAACAGTTCGTAATCTTTACCATCTACATTTACTATTTCTTTTTCTCCTTCTTCACCACCACAACTTCTTAATAATAATACCACACATAGTGCCATTATCATTATTGTTTTTAAATCAAATTTCTTTAACCAATTCATAGTTCATAGGTTTTAATTTCATATAGGCTGTATTTCTTTTTTCTATAACTTCAGAAAGTTCTTTTTTACCATTTTCGATATCCGTTTCTATTTGCTCTCTTAGTGTTTGAACATCTTCATTAGATGACCATTTTTCAACAGAACCATCATCGTTGATATATTCGTGAATATTAGAAACTTCATGTAATGCTTGATTCCATTTTTCTAATGTATCAGTACCATATGTAGCCATATTAGAGTATATCTTATATTCTTCATATTCTTTCCACAAACCATCTAACTTAATTTGTTGTTCTCTTTTAGCTAAACAAACTCCACAAAATGTAGTTTTACTTATTAACTTTTTATCTGCTTTTGAATAGTTGTTGGTTTCACAATCATCTGCTTTACACTTAGATTGTTCTTCTAAATACTTTCTAACCTTAGAAAGTTCGTTTGATAATTTAGATTGTTTTACCTTACCATATGATTTTTGTTCGTAAACAATACCATCTTCTTCCCAAATATCACCAATATTTCTTTTGGTAGTTTCTTTAATACCAGATAGTGAAACTTGAGTATCTTTTTGATATTCTCCAGTTTGAATCATATTTACCAACTTTCTACGAGTTGGATGCATATATTTTTTATTGAATTTTTTCTCAGCCATATTTTGTAACTTATATATTCATATATATAAGTATTGGATTTTTTACTATTCGTAAAATAAACCGAGTATCTGATTGAGTGGAGCGAATGTTCCAGTAAGTTTGAAAGTCTTACCACCATATACAAATACGATACCCTCATTAGGAACTATCTTATTAGTACCACCAATAGCGTTCAACCTTTGTAGTTCTAATTTAAGTTTATTAATTTTCTTAACATCACCTGATTTCTTAACATCTTTGATTGTTTTATCCAATCTCTTTTTCATATCCCTAACTGCTTTATCAGGATTAGCTGCCAATACTGAACTCATAAATGAAAGTATATCTGCTCCGATACCTAAGAAGATATCTTCGAATGGTCTAATGTTATCTTTAGCCATTTTAGTGTGGTCATTCTTATCAATTCCCTTTGCCCATTCCATTGTTTTTACATCAGTTAGATTTTTCTTATCTAATCTAAATGATTTATCGTAGAATGCCCATCTCTTAACTAATCCCATTAGAGTTTTGTTATCTAACTTAGTTGGAGATTTCTTATTTACAAAATCCATCCAAAATGCTTGATGATAATCAGCGATTCCATCGTTATCTTTTAATTTGAATTTAGATTGTAATTTTGATATCTTAGAATTATAAGAACCTTTTAGTTTTCTTAAATCTTTTGATTTAGGTAATTGATTAATTGGAGGACCAGAAATAGTATATGCTGATTGAACTTGTTGATTAACTTGTTTAATCATACCTGCCAACATTCTAGCAGCGTCTTGATTTTCACCAATAGCAACACCATCTTCATTATACTCCATTGTTCCGTGGAATACTAATAGTGCTTGTCCGTAAGGTATTACATTAACAGAAGTTGGATAGATTACCTCCAAATTCATAAAACATGCTCCTCCTTTGAAAATCTTATCTCTCTGCTTTTCACTCAACTTAGATATTGCCTTCGTTAAATCTTTCATTGCGAAGTTATACGCCTTTTCCAATTCTCCTCTTCCAGCAAACTTCATCGCTACACCATTAATATCTAATGCACCTTCTCCTTTGTTTTTCAAATGTCCCTTATTTCTCGCCGCAACTAATCTCCCATCTCTCCAACTAACTGCTAATGCTTGACCATCTGTCTTTTCTCTTGCTAAGTCTAAATTTCCTTCTAATGCTTTATTTACAATATCTTTTAATTGCCCAAAGGTTAAATTTATTTCGGTATCGAATGGGTGATTCATATGTCCATAAGCACCTCCTTCCAAAATCAATGATTCAGTAATACCACCACCTAATGCGTATGGTTCATTATACTGAAGTTTTTCTTTATCAAATTTCTTTCTTAGTTTTTTGATTTCTTTATCATGCTTATCCATCCACTTTTGGTCTGGATATCCATGTCCTAATCCTTCTTTAACTCTCTTATCTTTTATTAACATCTTTAATAATTCACCACCCTTACCTTTGATATCTTTATGTACCATTCTTGAAGTTGGGCCTTGGAATAATTTGATGTAAAGTTTTTCTAAGTATTCACCTTTTTGTTTATCTGATAGATTCTTAAATACTTTGTTTATTTGTCCTCTTCTTTTGTAAACATATGATTTTAAATCATCATAGTAAAAGGAGTTGATTTTTTCAGTTACAGGTTCGTAACCTTTTTTCTTAGTATCCTTTTCTTTATTTTGATGTCCGGGTTTTTTTCCATCATCATCAAAATCTATTGTATCTGGTTCAGCCATTGAACCTCTCTTTGCATATGATGAATATGTATGGTGGTCATTGAAATCCTTTTCAGCTTCTGAAGAAGGTTTACCACTTTTTACAGCTTTAAACTTATCAGTAACTTTAGTTGGTAATGATTCAAATTTATATTCTGGGTCTGATGTTTTAAAATCATCCTTTCTCATTATGGTTTTAGCGATTACTTTATTCGCTTGTTTCATAAATGGAATATTGATTTTACTTCTACTATCTTTTGCTACAATCTGTCCATATAAATCTAAGAAGTTTACAAAATCTTTTTTCTTCTTTCCTAATCTTTTAAAGAATCCAATTAATTCAGCTTGTGATATTTCTTTTTTATTTCTTGGGTCAGTTAACCTATCGAAGAAGTGTTTATCGGTTAGAACTATATCTACTGGATTAAGTTGTTTGTCAGCATACTTATCAATCTTCACCAAATCAGCCATTGGGATTTCATTAACAGTACCCTCTTTAACAATTCTAAAGTTTACTACCTTTCTACCATTTATAGTTGGCATCCCATGCTCATCTTTACCAATTGTTTTGATGATTGTTTTTTTGTTTTTAAATCTACCAGTTAGAATTGTATCTCCTATTTTTACTGGAAGTTTTATATCTTCACTTACCACATTACCTTGTGGTTTCTTTTCGTTAGATAAATCTTTAGTTGATTGTTTTTTATCATCCTTTAATTCATCAAAGCTAATTATAGAATATCCTACCAATCCAGCAAGTCTAGTTACATGCTTAAACCACTTGTTATAAGCACTTGTACCATAAAAATCTTTTTGGTTAGTTGCGGTTGTTTTACCAGCAACACCTGCAGGATATGGAGTTACTGCTTTTACAGGCCCTTCAGGATAAATCGGATGTGGGTCTATATCAGTAAGTTCATCACTCATAATTTGTGATAAAACAGTATACCCTATTGCCTCTGCTCTTCTTTTAGAAACTCTATCAAATACAGCATAGTTTGGAAATATATAATTAGGTCCATCATCAACTGCAGTTTTACCCATAGTGGCTGATGCCTCCTTAATTAAATCATTTCCATAACTAATTAACCAATTTTCTAATACTTCTTTTGAAATAGTAAAATCTTCGTTTAATGTGTTTGTTATGAAATCAAATATCTTTTTATCAAATTTTGGATATGCTCTTTTTGAAAAGAAATCTTTCTTATCTTCATCTGAACCTGTTGATAATCCATTACGAACTTCAGTTCCACTTATAGGATTAGATTGATTAGGAGCAATGTAAACATATCCCTTATCTTCATATCCTTCGAAATCTAAGTTATCTTTATAAGGAGTAAAAAACTTACCACCTAATCTACTTGCATCCTTTTTACCTACAACAGTAACGAATGCAGTTGTATCTTTATCAAACTTCTTTAGTACCTCAGTT